CCGAAAGATGGAAGTTCGATATGAATTCTGATTCGTGGCTTTCAAAAAACATCCGTCCACTAACCTTAATATTTCTTGTTATATCTACAGTGTTGATAATATTTATCGATGCTGGAGCATTACAATTTGAAGTTAAGTCTAGCTGGATAGATTTATTACAATTAGTATTAATAACAGTGATCGGTGCTTATTTTGGCGGACGCTCACTAGAAAAAGTAAAAAAATAAAATTATGGGAATAAATTCAGCAGAAGTCTCGTATGGCTTCGGACAATTTGGATCAGCTTTTGCAGATGCAAATGCAAATGTGATTACTCCGCCAGAAGAATTAGCTATTGTGGCTATTCAATTTTTGGGTGATACATCACTAGACACATTAACCTCATCAGATGCAAACGTGTTTCCAACTATTGGAGCCGCTGCTCACGATAATGGTCATTACACTAGAACAGTTGATGGTGCTACTAGTAGTTCAACTAAGGTTATATTTGATCAAGAAAACGCAGGTACAACAGGTAATAATGATAACATAGAGGTTGGTGATGAAATATATTTAGCTTCATCTGGTGCTAGTCTTGGTGTTGTAGCAGGTTTAGATCCAGATGGTGATAATACAAAAGAAATATCAGTGGCAAGTCAATCTATAAGTGATGGTGTTACTCTTTCGTTTATAAAACCAGGAAGAATAAGTTCACAAGGTGTTGGTGGTATGGCTATTGACAGTTCACAAGTTTTTCCAAAAGGATCAACTATATATGGAAGATGGGATTCAGTTTCTATAAGTGCCGACGCTTCTACGGCTGGTATAATCTGTTATTTTGGTATATAATGTTAGGGTTAGGTAACACGTTAACGGGAGGTGTACCTCAATCAGCGTTTACAGCTGCTAGTATATCAAGCTTAGATTTATGGTATGACTTTAGTACTTTAACAGGTTCTGATGGAGATGCTGTTTCTAGTTTTGCTAACGGCGGTGATGCTGGTAGTGATTACAACTTAGGCCAAAGTACAGCTGGTAGAAGACCAACATTAGAAACAGGTGACATGTCACTTAACAGTGTTAAATTTGACAACTCAGATGATAGATTAGTTTTAGACAATGTTTATGTAACCACTGATCAAACTTTTTCTGCTTTTATAGTTTTTGAAACAGGGCAGAGCGGAACAGACGTTTTTATAGGTGGTAGCGCTGGTGATCAAAATCATATACAACTAGCAGGTGCTAACGGTGTAGCTATACAAACAAGATTTACAGGTACAGCTGGAGGATCGGCTAACAACTTAGTTACAACTAAAACTAATGGTACTGAATCTACAGGAACAAATGGAGATGGTGATCACACGTTTAGAGAAAACACACCAGAGATACTTGTAATGACAAGAGATGCCAGTGAAGCTAATAGGTTTTTTAACTTTGAAGGAACTTTAATTTGTACTAGCACCAGTGCTACTAATAATAACTCTAATACCAACTTTAGAGTAGGAAATATTGGTGCTGATGGTGACGGTGGTGGTGCTCATCAAGGAACAATAGGTGAAATAGGTGTATACAATAAAGTGTTAAGCGCTGGCGAAATATCTAGCTTAATCACTCATTTAGCTTCTAAGTGGAGCGTATCATAAACAATTATTAACAATTAAATTAAATTAAATATGGCTAAAAAAAGCAAAACGGTTGATTTAAAACCGAAAGCAGATAAAATATCTGACGAACAATTAAAAAAAGTACAAGAGGTAATTAATAACATAAACAAATTTCAAATAGAAGTAGGTATGTTGGAAACTAAAAAACACTCAATGTTACATCATGTAGCTGGTTTACAAGAACAATTAACTGTAATACAGGTTGAATTTGAAAAAGAATACGGAACAGCAGATATTAACATCCAAGATGGAACTATAAATTACAAAGATGAGCAAACTGATAAGAAAGATTAGTGTAGGTAAAGACTACAAAAATGACGCCATGCACTATTCTGTTGGTCAGGAAGTGTATGGTGGACATACTATATGTGATATTATAGAAGAAAAGGACAAGTATTCTGTTTATATTAGAAAAAACAAAGATGTTTTACCTTGGAAAGATTTTAATAAAAACATGGCTGTATCCGTTGAATACAACTTAGAGTATTAATGAAAAGTGTTTACAACTTTGTAGTAAAACCTATAGGTAACAGATACAACAATAAGAAAAAAGTAGGTGATAAAGAGCTTATTTTAAATACAGAGATATTTAATCATCAGTATGTTAATAGACTAGCTGAAGTAGTATCGATACCTACAGTTGGTGAAGATTTAGGTATAAAACCCGGTGATACAGTTATAACGCATTTTAATGTTTTTAGAAGATGGCATGATGTTAAAGGTAGAGAAAGAAACAGTAGAAGTTATTTTAACAAAAACACTTACTTAATTAACTACGATCAAATATTTCTTTACAAAAGAAACAAGAGTTGGATATGCCCTAAAGGTTATTGTTTTGTACAACCTATAAAAGAAACTGATAAGTTTGGCACTGAGATAGAAAAACCAATAATCGGTCTAGTTAAATACTCAGATGGAACTGTTAAAGTTGGAGAGGTTATAGGATACAGACCTGGAACAGAGTGTGAGTTTGTTATAGACAACACAAAACTATATAGAATTTTATCAAATTTAATTACAATAAAATATGAACATCAAGCAAACCAAGAAGCGTATAATCCAAGCTGGGCACAAAGCAGTTGAAGAACTAATTAAAGTAGCTAAAGAGGCTATTGTAGATAGTGACGATGACATTTCAGCTGACAGATTAAAAAACGCAGCAGCTACTAAAAAGCTAGCTATATTTGACGCGTTTGAAATACTTAATCGTATACAAGAAGAAGAAAACATATTAGAAGGTAAACAACCTGAAGAAAAAAAAGAGCGAGTGTTTAAAGGGTTTGCAGAAGGAAGATCAAAATGAGTTACGAGCAAAGTTTATATCAAATAATAGAACCTGTAAAAAGAACTACTATAAGTAGGCTTAACAAAGGTAAAAAATGGAAATACGGCTACAACAAAGAACATGATCTAGTTGTTATTTCAAAAACTGGACAAATAGGTGATATATACGAAATACAAGGTTTATCTGTGGCTTTGCCAAAACAACCTAAAAACACATTTAAACACGAGAAAAACAAATGGGTTAAGCTAGAACAACCTAAAGAATTAAGTAAATTAAAAACTATATTTGACTGGAGAACCTACCCAGAAGAATCAAAAGAACAATGGTTTGATTATATAGACGAAGAGTTTAAACGAAGAGAAGAAGGCTTTTGGTTTACAAATAACAATGTGTCAACTTATATAACAGGTACACATTACATGTACTTACAATGGAGTAAAATTGATGTTGGTGCTCCTGACTTTAGAGAAGCAAACAGGTTGTTTTATATATTCTGGGAAGCTTGTAAAGCTGATAAAAGATGTTACGGGATGTGTTACTTAAAAAATAGACGTTCTGGTTTTTCTTTTATGTCTAGCGCGGAAACGGTTAATTTAGCTACTATTTCAAGTGATAGTAGATATGGGATACTTTCTAAAACTGGTGCTGATGCTAAAAAAATGTTTACAGATAAAGTTGTACCTATATCGGTTAATTATCCTTTTTTCTTTAAACCGATACAAGATGGTATGGATAGACCTAAAACAGAGTTAGCCTACAGGGTGCCAGCTAGTAAATTTACGCGAAAGAAAATAACAGACAACGTTAAACTTGAAGAACTAGAAGGTTTAGATACAACTATAGACTGGAAAAACACTGGCGACAACAGTTATGATGGTGAAAAATTAGCACTATTAGTACACGATGAAAGCGGTAAATGGGAAAGACCTGATAATATATTAAACAACTGGCGAGTTACAAAAACTTGTTTAAGGTTAGGTAGTAGAATTATTGGTAAATGCATGATGGGCTCAACTTCAAACGCTTTAGACAAAGGGGGTGATAATTTTAAAAAATTATATTATGATTCAGATGTCACGAAAAGAAATAGAAATGGACAAACAAAGAGCGGTTTATACTCTTTGTTTATCCCAATGGAATGGAACTATGAAGGATTTATTGATGGATTCGGACTTCCTGTTTTTACTGACCCAGATCATGATGTTATCGGACCAGATGGAGAACTGATAGATGTTGGTGTAGTAGATCATTGGCAAAACGAAGCAGAAGGTTTAAAGCAAGACCAAGATGCTTTAAATGAGTTTTACAGACAGTTTCCAAGAACTGAAGAACACGCGTTTAGAGATGAAACAAAAAATAGTATATTTAACTTAGTAAAAATATACGAACAAATAGATTACAACGAAGAGACGTCAAGAACACTTGGTGTTTCTGTAGGAAACTTTCAATGGGTTAACGGTATTAAAGATACTCAAGTTATTTTTTATCCAGATCCTAAAGGAAGATTTAAAGTAAGTTGGATACCACCAGCTCACTTACAAAATAAAATTATAATAAAAAACGGTATAAAATATCCTGGTAATGAACATATGGGTGCCTTCGGGTGTGACTCGTATGATATATCGGGAACCGTAGATGGTCAAGGTTCTAAAGGAGCATTACACGGCCTAACTAAATTTAGCATGGAGGACGCTCCTGCGAACAGCTTCTTTTTAGAATACTTATCACGACCACCTACGGCAGAAATATTTTTCGAAGACGTATTGATGGCTTTAGCATTTTACGGCATGCCAATATTAGCGGAAAATAACAAACCAAGGTTGCTTTATTACCTTAGAAGAAGAGGATATAGAGGATTTAGCATGAATAGACCAGATAAAGTTTGGAATAAATTATCTACAGCAGAAAAAGAAATAGGTGGTATACCAAACTCAAGTGAAGATATAAAACAAGCCCACGCCGCAGCTATTGAGATGTACATACAAAACTATGTTGGTGTTAGAACAAATGGTGATATAGGTGATTTGTACTTTAATTCTTTATTAAACGACTGGGCTAAATTTGATATAAATAAAAGAACTAAATTTGATGCAACAATAAGTTCTGGTTTAGCTATAATGGCGTGTAACAGACATTTGTACGCACCAAATGCTAAAGTTGAAAAACCTAAATTAAACATAAATATTGCTAGATATAAAAACACAGGCAATACATCTAAAATAATAAAATAAATATGGCAAATTACGGTGTAAAAAGTTATTTCCCAAGTCAAGCTGTTAGTGATCTTGAAAAGATGAGCTATGAGTACGGTTTAAAAATAGCTAAAGCTATAGAGTCTGAGTGGTTTCATCACGACAGAAACAATAACAAATATTTAAACAATGTAAACGATTTTCATAAATTAAGGCTTTATGCTAGAGGAGAACAATCTATACAAAAATATAAAGATGAATTATCTATAAACGGTGATTTGTCTTATTTAAATTTAGACTGGACACCTGTGCCTATTATACCTAAGTTTGTAGATATAGTTGTTAACGGTATAGCTGAAAGAACTTATGATGTTAAAGCGTATTCTCAAGATCCAAACGGCGTTAAAGAAAGAACTGAATACATGGAAGGCATAATGAACGATATGAAAATGAAACAATTTGACGACGTTGCTGCTGGTAGGATGGGTATAAATACAAGGGAAAGTGATATTGAAGTTTTACCGGAATCAACAGAAGAACTTAGACTTCATATGCAATTAAATTACAAGCAAGCTGTAGAGTTAGCCGAAGAACAAGCTATTAATGTTTTAATGGATGGCAATAAATACGAGTTAACTAAAAAAAGATTTTATTATGATTTAACCGTTCTTGGTATAGGTGCTGTAAAAACTTCTTTTAACACATCAGAAGGCGCTACCATAAAATATGTAGATCCTGCAGATTTAGTTTATTCTTATACAGACTCTCCTTATTTTGATGACATATATTATATTGGTGAAGTTAAATCTATACCTATCAACGAACTTGTTAAACAGTTTCCTTTTTTAACCGAAGAAGAAATAAAAGAAATAACACAAAATAAATACTACAACAGAAATAATTACAAAAGTAGATACTCTGCTGACAAAGAAGATAACAATAAAGTTCAAGTTTTGTATTTTGATTATAAAACATATATGAACGAAGTTTACAAAGTTAAAGAAACTGGAACAGGTGGTGATAGAGCTATAGAGAAAGATGATACGTTTGATCCGCCAGTAAATAAAGAAGGTGGGTATGAAAAACTATTAAGATCAGTAGAAGTTTTATACGAAGGCGCTATAATACTAGGTACCGATAAATTACTTAAATGGGAAATGTCTAAAAATATGATGCGTCCTAAAAGTGATTACACTAAGGTTAAAATGAATTATAATGTAGTTGCTCCTAGGATGTATGACGGTAGAATAGAGTCTTTAGTGAAAAGAATAACTGGTTTTGCTGACATGATACAGTTGACTCATTTAAAACTACAACAAGTTATGTCACGCATGATACCTGATGGTGTTTATTTAGATGCTGATGGATTAGCTGAAATAGATTTAGGTAATGGAACTAATTATAATCCACAAGAAGCGTTAAACATGTTTTTTCAAACTGGTTCTGTTATAGGTAGATCTTTTACAAGTGAAGGTGACATGAATCCTGGTAAAGTGCCAATACAAGAAATAAGAAGCGGTAGCGGTGGTGGAAAACTACAAAGCTTAATAACAACATACAACTATTATTTACAGATGATAAGAGATGTAACCGGTTTAAATGAAGCTAGAGATGGTAGTATGCCGGACAAAAACGCTTTAGTTGGTGTGCAAAAACTAGCAGCGGCTAATTCAAACACAGCAACAAGACATATATTACAGTCAGGCTTGTTTTTAACAGCTGAGGTGGCAGAAGCTTTATCGTTAAGAATATCTGACATATTAGAATATTCACCAACAGCCGACGCTTTTGTTCAAGCTATAGGTTCTCACAATGTGGCTACTTTAGATGAAATGAAAAATTTACATTTGTATGATTTTGGTATATTTATAGAGTTAACACCAGATGAAGAAGAAAAAGCAATACTTGAAAACAACATACAGATGGCTCTTCAACAGCAAAGTATAGAACTTGAAGACGCTATTGATATTAGAGAAATAAAGAGCTTAAAATTAGCTAATCAACTTTTAAAAGTAAGAAGATCTAAAAAACAAGAAAAAGACAGAGAAATACAGATGCAAAACATACAAGCTCAAACACAGTCTAACACACAGGCTGCTCAAGCGGCGGCTCAGCTAGATATGCAAAAAGCTCAAGCTAAAACACAAGCTGAGATGCAGCTGGCACAAATGCAGGCGCAGATAGACAATCAAAAAATGGAAATGGAGTTTGAAGCTAAAAAACAATTAATGGCTTTAGAGTTTCAATTTAACATGCAGCTAAAAGGGGTTGAGACTGCTGGTTTAAAAACCAGAGAAAAAGAAAAAGAAGATAGAAAAGATGAAAGAACAAAAATTCAAGCCTCACAGCAATCAGAACTTATTGATCAAAGAAAAACAGGTAAACCACCTAAAAACTTTGAATCAGCGGGTAATGATATACTAGGTGGTGGTTTTAATTTAGAGGGATTCACTCCTAGATAAAAAATTTATTAACTATTATTATATTATATTATGGCAAAAACCAAAAAAGAAGAGGTGGCTCAAGAAGCTAAACCTCAGGAACAACCTAAAGAAGAAGTTACTAAGGTTGATCTAAGTAAATTTGAAAGTAAAGATGACGATAGTGTCATTAAAGTAGATTTAAGTAAAACACAAAAAACAGAAAAAGATGCCGTTCAGAAGCAAAGCACAGATGAGGTTTCTGTTCGCGACGAATCCGAAACTAGCGAAAAAGTGGTCGAAGAAATCGTCGAAGAAACAGATAAAAAACCTACCGAACAAAAAGAAGAAGAAAAAGAAGAAGTAATTGTAGAAGAAATTACAAACGAAGAAGTTGATGAAAAAGTAGAAGACATCAAAGAAGAGGTAGCTAAAGCGGTAGAAGAAGCTGAAGCTGAAGGTAAACCCTTACCAGAAAGTATAGAAAAGCTGATGAAGTTTATGGAAGAAACTGGTGGTGATTTACACGACTACGCAAGATTAAATCAAGATATAAGTAAGTTAGATGACAGACAGGTTGTTTACGAACATTACAAACAAACAAAACCTCATTTAACTAATGAAGAAATAAACTTCCTTATGGAAGACTCATTCTCTTATGATGAAGAAATAGACGAAGAAAGAGATGTTAAAAGAAAAAAACTAGCGTATAAAGAGCAAGTTGCCAGCGCTAGGGCCTATCTAGACGGGCAAAAGTCTAAGTACTATGAAGAAATTAAAGCTGGTTCAAAACTTACTACTGAACAACAAAAAGCTATTAATTTTTTTAATAGGTACAACAAAGAGTCTGAAGAGACAAACAAAGCTGTTAAACGTAATCAAGACATTTTTAACAAAAAAACTAACGAGTTTTTCAATGAAAAATTTAAAGGATTTGAATACAATGTTGGTGATAAAAAGTTTAGATTTAATGTGAAAAACTCACAAGACATAAAAGAATCTCAAAGTGATCTTAATAAGTTCGTTGCAAAGTTTGTTGACGAAAACAAAGCTTTAAAAGATGCTAAAGGTTACCACAAGTCTTTGTTTACAGCTATGAACGCCGATGCTATAGCAAAACATTTTTATGAGCAAGGTAAAGCCGATGCTTTAAAAGACAGCATAGCTAAATCAAAAAACATAAACATGGACCCTAGACAATCTCATGGAGAGGTAAACGCTGGTGGTTTAAAAGTTAGAGTATTAGGTGATACATCTTCGGATTTTAAGTTTAAAATCAAAAACAATAAATAACAATTAAAAATTTAAAATTATGGCAATTACTCCAGGAGGTAGTTTAAATAGTGTTCCTGCTCCAAAGAAGCAAACACTAAACACAAACTACCTAGATTTAGCGTCAGGGTCGACTGACTGGGCGCAACAATACGTACCAGACTTAATGGAAAAAGAAGCTGAGGTTTTCGGACCGAGAACTATATCAGGTTTTCTTTCTCAAGTTGGTGCAGAAGAACCGATGACTGCTGACCAAGTTGTTTGGTCTGAGCAGGGTCGTTTACATTTATCTTATCAAGGACACGTTCACTCAACTGGTGGAGGTGAGACTTCTTCTGGTGAGATAGATATTACAAAAGACATTGACGGTGATACTGGTGTTACTTCTGGTAACCACGGTATTAGAGTTAATGATACTATTATTATTTCAGATAGCACAAATGGAGTTGTAAAGGCTTTAGTGTTAAAAGTAGACACTGATAGAATTGATGTAGCTCCTTACGGTGCTGCTACTCTAACAGGTACTACTTCTGGTGACGCTACAACTATATTAGTTTATGGTTCTGAATACCAAAAAGCAATGAGTTACGTAGACGCTGCTGGTACTGGAAATACTACAACAAGAGGCGCTAACGAGCCTGCTTTTAAATCTTTCAACAACAAACCAATTATCATGAAAGATTACTACGAAGTTTCAGGTTCTGATGCTTCTAGAATTGGTTGGGTTGAGGTATCTACTGAATCTGGTCAATCAGGTTACTTATGGTACTTGAAAGCGGAAGCTGATACTAGAGCTAGATTTACTGATTACATTGAAATGGCAATGCTTGAAGCTGAAAAAGGTGTTCCAGGTACTGATAAAGTTGACAACGCGTTCAACTTGATGGGAAGCTCTATTGGAGCTTATGCTGGTGACAACGATGCTACAGGTACTGAAGGTTTATTTGCGGCTATTGAATCAAGAGGTAACGTTACTTCTGGTATTACCGGTGTTAGCGCTGCTACTGATTTAGCAGAGTTTGATGCGATACTTGCTGAGTTTGATAAACAAGGAGCTATAGAAGAGTACATGATGTTCGTAAATAGAACTTCATCTCTAGCTATAGACGACATGTTAGCTTCGATGAATTCTTACGGAGCTGGTGGTACTTCTTATGGAGTGTTTAACAACTCAGAAGATATGGCGTTAAATTTAGGTTTTACTGGATTTAGAAGAGGTTCTTATGACTTCTATAAGTCTGACTTCAGATACTTAAATGACAAAGCTACAAGAGGTGGTATTAACACTACTGCTGGTGCTAACGCGCTTAGAGGTGTTATGATTCCTGCTGGTACTTCTTCAGTTTATGATCAAACTGTTGGTGCAAGCATGAAGAGACCTTTCTTACATGTTAGATATAGAGCTTCACAAACTGATGACAGAAGAATGAAATCTTGGGTTACTGGTTCTGTGGGTGCTGCTACATCTGCTTTAGATGCAATGCAATTACACTTCTTAACTGAAAGATGTTTAATTACACAAGGTGCTAATAATTTCATGTTATTGAAATAAAAGCACTTAGCTTAGAAAGAAGGGCGGTATACACGTAAACGTTCTCCGCCCTCTTTCATTTTATTAATTTTATTATATATTATATTATGGCAAAAAAAGAAACAAAAAAGACTGAGGTAGAAAAACCTCAAGTTGAACAAAAAGTAGCAGTTAAAGCTGCTCCGGTTGTAGAACAACCAAAAGTAAAAAAAGTTGAACCTAAAAAAACAACTTGGGAGATAAAAGATAGAGTTTACAATTTAAAAGGAAACAAAAGACCTTTATCTTATATGTTAAAAAGTTCTAATGTTTATTGGTTTGATAAAGAAAAAGGTTACGAAAGAGAATTAAAGTATTGTGAAAATCAAAGAACTTCTTTTGTAGACGAAATGAAAGGAGATCAAAGACTAGCTCATATTATTTTTAGGAATGGAGCTTTATTTGTTGAAAAAGAAAAAACAGTTTTACAAAAATTACTTTCTTTATATCATCCGCATAGAGGATCTATATACACAGAGTATGAACCAATTAAAGAGGCTGAAGATCAAGTAGAGGTTTTAGAGTTGGAAGCTGATGCAATACTAGCAGCTAGAGAAATGGAAGTTGATATGGCGGAAGCTATATTACGTGTAGAAAAAGGTTCTGAAGTTTCTAATATGAGTTCTAAAGAGCTTAAAAGAGATTTGTTGTTGTTTGCTAGACAAAACCCAGTTTTGTTTTTAGAATTAGCTTCTGATGACAACGTACAACTTAGAAACTTTGGTATTAAAGCCGTTGAACTTAATATTATAAAACTATCTAACGATCAAAGAAACTTTTTGTGGGGATCTAATGATAGAAAAATAATGACAGTTCCTTTTGACGAGCACCCATACACCGCTTTAGCACATTGGTTTAAAACTGATGAAGGTATGGAAATTTACAAAAATATTGAAAAAAGATTAAAATAATCACACTGTAGTGGTATTCGCCCTACGGGGCGATTACTAACTACAAATTAAAACAAATTATGGTATCAGTAAACACGGTATATCAAACAGTATTAGCTTTAGCTAATAAAGAGCAAAGAGGTTACATTACTCCGCAAGAATTTAATCTTTATGCTGATCATGCTCAATCTAACATTTTTGAGCAATACTTTTATGATTTAAATCAATTTAAAAGAGTACCTGGTAATAGTACAGAACACTCAGATATGTTAAAAAACTTAGAAGAAAAAATAAATATATTTAACAGATATAGACGTACGGCAGGTTTATCTTCTAACACACTTGGACATTCTGGCGTATATAGTTCTTTCATGCACAGTCCGACGGGTGATATGTATAGACTAGGTGCCGTTGAAATAGATTACAGCGGTGGTGAAAATTTTGTTAAAGTAGAGCAAGTTAATATAAGTGAAAAAGCCATGTATGAAAATAATCCATTAACTAAACCAACAGAAAAGCGCCCTATTTTTATACAGTATCAAGACTTTAATGGTGGTATAAGGGTTTTTCCAAATCCACCAAGTTCAGCTAAATTAGTTGTAAGCTACATACGTAAACCTGTTAAACCTAATTGGACTTATGTTGTTGTTAACGATAAACCACTATACGATCACAGTGCTGCTGATAGACAAGACTTTGAACTACACCCATCTGATAAAGTAGAATTAATAATTAAAATACTACAGTTAGCTGGTATTACTATAAAAGATTATAATCTTGTAAACGCTGCTGGACAAGAAGAAATAAAGAATATTCAACAAGAAAAAAGATAAATAAATGGCATATTTAGACAATAAAACACAAAGAAGTTATTACCAAGGATCAAAATACGGCACTTATCAGTTTTGCTCTTTAGAAGATATTATAAATCAATTTATGGCTGTGTATATTGGTGAAGATAAATTAATACCGCGAGCTAAAAGAGTAGATGTTGCTTTTTACGCACAAAGAGCTTTAGCTGAATTATCTTTTGACACACTTAAATCTTTTAAATCACAGCAAATAGATTTACCACCTTCGCTAACTATGGTGCTTCCACATGACTACGTCAACTACACTCAGTTAAGTAGAGTTGACGATCAAGGTATAAAACATCCACTCTACCCAACTAATGGTACTTCTAATCCTTTTCAAGTTAGACAACTTGATGACGGTACTTATGATTTTCCAGAATCATTTGAACTTGTTACTAATGGCGACTTTTCTAGCGCGCTTGAACAACCTTGGTTTAAAAACTTTACCGTTGGTACAAGTATGGCCGCTTTCACAGATTATGGTTCTGATATTAATATAACAAACGGTGCTCTTACTTTTAGTGACTGGGGTCATAATTCTCATGGAGGAACTATACATGGTTTAGCTTTTAGTGCTTGGCAAGAGTTAGATGTTAGAGAAACTGAATATATAGATTTAGAAGCTAATGGGGTTTCTGCTGCAGCTGTTAGTACTGGTACTATTCAACATACAGGTAGCAATCTTAGAGTTGGTATAAGCACGGGCCCTGGTGATCAAAGCGCAATAGTAGTAGGCGAGTTCACTCCACAGTACAGTCATCTTACATCGTACAACTACAATGTAGATTTATTTAATTTACAAACATCGGAAGTAAACGCTAAACCTAGTTATTTAGAGTGGTCTAATGGTGACAGTGGAGACAAGGAGTTGTTAGGGATTGATGTAAGCAACGTGGATACTGTTTATATTGTTGTTACATGTCACACTCCTTTCACAACTGGTCTTAACGCTGCTCAAGCTGATGCTGCTGCAACAATAGACTTAACAACTAATACTGTAGATAATATTTCAGTAAAAAATTCTTATCCTTCAGATTCATTACAACCTGCTGTTGGTAAAATAATAACTTCTTCTACTTGGGACAATTATAAATCAACAGCTTCAGATGAAGAAGAAAAAGACGATTTTAACTACGACGATGATCATTATGATTTTAGCGTAGGACAAAGATACGGTATACACCCACAGAACGCTCAAATAAATGGATCGTTTTATATAGACGAATTAAGAGGTAGAATACACTTTTCATCTAATGTTTCTGGAAAAACTGTAATACTAGATTATATAAGCGATAGTTTAGGAACAGAAGCTGAAATGCAGGTTCATAAGTTTGCTGAAGACGCTATGTACAAGCATATACTTTATGATATATTATCTGGTAGATCTAACGTGGGCCTTGGTCAGCTTGCGTATCACAAAAGAAGTAAGTTTGCTGCTGTTAGAAAAGCAAAATTAAGATTATCAAATATTAAATTACAAGAATTAACTCAAGTGCTTAGAGGCAAATCTAAGTGGATAAAACACTAAAATATGCCAGAAATTAAAAACACTTTCACTCAAGGTAAAATGAACAAAGACTTTGATGAAAGATTAGTACCAAATGGACAGTATAGAGACGCGATGAACGTGCAGGTTACCACTTCTGAAGGTTCAGATGTAGGTACGGTACAAAACGTTTTAGGTAACCAAAGAGTAGATATTGGTGGTGTACCAAATGGTTTTACTTGCGTTGCTAGTATTGCTGACGAAAAAAATAATACTATATATTGGTTTATATCTTCAGATAACGTTGATGCTATTATGCAGTACAACGAAGAAACAGGTTATTCTCCTGTTTTTATAGACACACTCGGTGTTTTAAAATTTCCAACTAGAACAATAACAGGAATAAATATTATAGATGATCTTTTATTCTGGACAGATAATTTCAACGAACCTAGAAAAATAAATATAACTAGAAGTATAAAAGGAACAACAAGTACTATTAACAACCCCGCTCATACTAAGTTAGTTGTTAATGACGTTGTTACTAGCAACGATGTAACTGAAGATCATATTACAGTTGTAAAAAAGAAACCTACTTCTTCACCTAATATAAAAATAAATGTTGGGCCTTCAGCACCAAAACCTAGTTTGTTTGAAAAAATACTAAGTAGGTTTGCTATAAGGTATAAATATGAAGATGGCGAGTATTCAGCTTTTGGGCCTTTTACTGATGTGATTTTTAATCCAACTTATCCTGAAGATATAGGGCAAGATACTTTTTATAACGTACAAGAGCCTTATAATTTAGCTATGCTTAATACTATAGAGTCTTTAGATATATACGACTTCAGGCCTCCAGATATACCTGAAGACGTAGTACAGGTAGACATTTTATACAAACAAGAAGATTCTCCTGTTGTTTATTCTGTAGCTAGTATAAAACCAAACGATCCTATTCCAGACGGAGCTGATTTTAATTATTGGAACGATTTTGGTTTTAATCAAGATAGTGGTCTT